CTCCAGTTATCTCCTATCTTGTATTCGCCATCCAACGGACAACGAAGATTAAAATGTGTTCCTGCTTTTATTATACTATCTACTGCAAAGTTCCCTACAAAATCAGCTTTATCTTTTGGTACTTCTATCTGCCACTCATCATGTATGTTAGCTACGAATTTATAATCCATTGCATTTAATCTTAACACATCATCTAACATAACCAATGCTTGTTTCATTACGATAGCACCTGCACCTTGTAGTAAAGTATTCAATGCTGAATGTTGATTACGAACATACAGCTTCCTACCATCTAATCCTTTGAGGTAATTTTTTGCTGATGCTCTTTGTACCCTGTCTCTAAGAGACTTAAATGTAGGCTTATTATCAAAGAAATATTGTCTAGCTCTCTTACCATCTGCTGTATTTCCTCCGACCACGCTACCAAGTTTTTCATCTCCTGCTCCGTACATAAGTGCATAGATGAATGTCTTTGCTTTATCTCTAGATTCAAGGTTTGCAAGTTGTTGATTAGCGGTGTGTATGTCTCCATTGAGAATTTCATTTGTATACTCCTCGTCATTCATGTAGTGAGCTAACATTCTAATCTCAAGACCAGAAGCATCAACTCCGATTAAAACATTACCTTCTTCTACAGTCCAACATGCTCTACATTCTTTACCATAAGGACTATAGACTGCCGGTACTTGTGCCATGTTAGGATTCCTGTGTGTCATTCTTCCTGTGATAGCACCGTTAGGTATTACAAAGCCATGTACTCTACCATCATCTTGTACTCCTTCAACCCAAGAGTCAACTTGAGCTATACGCTTTTGAAGTAGTAAGAAGTCTGCTATAAGTTTAGCTTCGTGTATGTGTGTGATTGCTGATAGAGTTTTCTCATCTACTATAGGTTGACCTGTTGGTGTAAACCTTTCAGGCTTCCAACCAAAGTCAATAAGATATTCTCCTATCTGTTTACGACTACCAAGATTAAAGTCTTGTAGTGTTTGTCTCATAAAAGGTTCAAAGTTATTTGTATCTAAACATCTTTGATACTCATCATCTGTAAGTCCACGCTTTGATAAGTCTCCATCTTTTTTAATATAAGGATTAACTAACTTATCATCTACCCATTTAGGTTTGAATGTATTATGAACTTCATCTTCAATGGATTGTTTCTTTTCTCTAAGTTCAGCAAGTAATAACAAAGCTGATTCCAAATCAAACTTAAAACCATTTACCTCTTGCTGTTTCATTATCCTAGCTACGCCTTGTTCTAAAGCTATAGATTGTTTAGAGAATCCTTTACTCTCCTCTCTAAGTTTTTTAAGAACCAAGGCATTGACTTGTACATCTCTAACACAATAGTCCATCATCTCTTTAGAATAATTAAGATAGTCTGAGAACTCTATCTTATGATAGCCTAATTTATATCCCCACTTCTCAAGGCTATGTCCACCTTCTCTGTTGGGATTAAATAACCTAGACAATACAAGAGTATCAATGACTGGTATCTTTGACAAGTCAACACCACCGAACTTCTCTACCATTGGTATATCAAATCCGATGATGTTATGTCCTATTAAAGTATCTGCATTAGCTAACAGTTCATAACCTTCAGACAATTTACTTGGCGGATATTTATATATCTCTCCAGTGTCCATGTCTTGTGCAACGATACAATGTACCAGAGTTGCTTTCAAGTCATCTGTTTCTATGTCAAATACTAAGTCCATTAAAATGCCTCATCTAAACTGTTGTCAAAGGTTATATCCTCATCTGTTAGTTCAGATAGTCTACCAGTTTCTCCATCGTATATAACTCTACAAGCCATACCTACATCTCCAGTATACCTTGATTTAAGTATACGAAGTCTTGTAGTCCTAGCTTCTTCAGGGTCATCTGATTGTTGATTACGTTCTAATGCTATCACACAATCACTAAGTTGTCCAATACTATTTGAACCTCTTAGATGAGATAGAGATACTTCAATACCGTTCTCATGTCCTTTGTTACCATCAACTCTACGTAAGTGTGAAACCAAAATGATTCCTGCACCTGTCTCTTCTACCAAACTTCTTAGTCTAGTCATAATAGTATCAATAGCACGTCTCTCATCTCCTTCATGTACAGCACTGACTAACATATGTAAATGGTCAACGACCACCCACTTGCAGTCGCAACCTATAATCATAAAGCGAAGCTTAGTAAAGATGTCATCAATATCATTAGTCCCAAAGTGTGAATGAACCCATACTCTATTCTTGTTCTGACCATCATAAAGTATATCAAACATCTTATCTAATTCTTCTTTAGAAAACTTCTCACGTTCTTGGTCAACGTATAACCTAGCGTTAGCTTCAATAGATAAGATACCATCAATGGTTCTTCTCCAATCTTCTTCTAGTGCTATGATACCTACGTTATCTGTAGTGTTCTTAATAAGATGATGTTCAAGTTCTCTTGTAACACTTGACTTACCAAGACCAGTACCACCTGTAAGTGTGACCAGTTCTCCTGCTCTAAGACCATAGAGTTTCTTGTTCAATCCTTCATAAGGATAAGGTACGCTTTGTTTCTTCTCACGATTATGAAACTTCTCACGCTGTTCAGAAACATTTATAACACCAGAAGGTGTATAAACTTTACTAGCCCACCAAGCTTCAACAAACTCTTTATGCTTGTTGTTTCTTAGCATGTCGTTAGGGTCTTTCCAACCATTAGGCAACGTAACTATACGAGCTTTTCCCGGTTTGAAAAGTCTAGCAACTTTTATACTAGCTTCTTGTCCTGCCTTATCTTTATCAAAAGCAATGATAACATTTTCAAAGTCATCAAAGAACTCTAAGCTTTCCTTGATATCTCTGACTGCACCATTTGCTCCACGCTTAATAGAAACTACAGCCCACTTAGAACCAAGCAGTTCATAAGTAGCCATAGCATCACACTCCCCTTCAGTAATGGTAACGTACTTACCACTCTTGAAAAGTTGTTGACCAAACAAACCTGTATCATTATAACTACCAGATACAAAGAAGTCTTTGTCCTTACAGTTACGAATCTTAGTAGCTGATAACTCATGCCCATTATAGTAAGGGTAAAAATGTTTAACGACATTACCTTGTAAGTCATGTACACATTTAACCCCATACTTCTGAGCAGTGTTCATGGAAATCTTCCTGTCCGTAAGGGCTGAAAACTTTCCTTCTCCTACTGTATCTGGTTGTTTAATTGGTGTTGTTGTTTCTGTTTGCATATCCTTTCCTCCACATGCTTTAGTATAGCTAGGCATAAACTCTCCACAGCTAAAGCATTTTGCTGAGTCATCTTCGTTGATTCCTACAGCATCACTGCTTCCGCAAAGTGGACAAGGTTGATGTAACTTATCCCAAGTTTTATCCATGTTAGCCCTCACTATGAATTATGATTCGTCTTCTGAATCTTCTACAACTACTTCTTCTTCCTCTTGTTCAACTACTGCTTCAGGACTTTCCTTTAGCACAGCTTCAAGATTATTCTGGTGTCCTTGTGAAGCATAGTTCAAAGCTTCAACCAACACATTCAAAGTACCTATCTTACTGATAGATACGTTAGCACCTGCTCTCTTCTGCTCATCTTCAATCTTTGAAACATCATAGACTGATTCACCATCATCATTTTTAATAGTAATAATCATATTAAAACTCCTCGTTGTCTGAACTTGGTTCAGTATATTCTACTAGGTTAGTGACCTTCACAGCTATTAACTCTGCAAACGTACCATACTTTCCTGTGTAAGGTTTAATCTTCACAGTAACTTCTGAGCCATTACCAAGACTAACATCTAAGTCATTACCATCGGCATCAACTAACTTAGGTGCAGGGTTGGTTGTCCCATCATGTCTAATTACATTTCTACTGAATGAGAAAGCAGGTTCATCATACTTAGGCTTACCATCTCTAGTTCTAGTTCTTGATAACCCTGCACCCTCTAATCTGGTAGCAGTATCTTCATCAGTCAACACAACTATTCCGTACTTATGTGGTTCAAACTTAGTGTTTGGTGTGCTGACATTAGCCCACATAGCTTTTCCTTCTACATACTCATACATATATTGTACCTCCTATAGGTTTAGTTTTTAGTATTAAGTGTTTGGAGTCTATCATACTTTTTCTTTTTGTGCAAGTCTTTTCTGTCTTCTTCTTGCATTGTTTCTATCTCGTGTAAATTGTATAGCACTTTGCAAGTCTTCCCATAACTCATCAAGTGCTTGTTTCTTTTGTTCTTTGTTAAGTCTTGTAATGATTTTGATATCAGACTTCTTAGGTATCCAAGTATCCCAGTAAGCTTTGTCCATGTCTTTCCATGTCCAACCTATCTGCTTGTCTAGTGTTGTTGATTTAAAATATAAATTCATAATAACCCTCGTGTTAAAATGGATGAGTTTTTTTGCCTCAAAACCCATACCTGCAAAAGTAGGTAATTAATTAGTGTGATGGACGATGGGTTCTAGCACTCATTCCAACCTTTATCTTACGACCACCTTTAAGGATTTTACAGTAAGCTCATCTTACACTAAACTTTTAAAACTTAGTCTGGTTTTAGTGGCACTAGACCAGAAACTAGCACGATTGCTCGTATGTCTTTAGGTTCAGGAAGGTTAGTTGAGGGCTACACCTTTGGACATACCTATACTTTAGGAGTAATTATATTATTCCTGTCCCTCTTTGTCAACTCTTAAATCTAATAATTTAACTTTATATTCATCTTTATTCCACACAACTTCGTAAGCTATTTGGTCTGTCTTATTATCATGATTATATTTAATAACATAATCTTCCCATGCTCTAAATTCTTCTTTAGTCATTGGAGTTAGTTCAGTATCTTTTATCTCCACCATATTGGTTTCTCCCTGTTCTTGTTCCATTGTGCATAGTGCTTCTCATGTATCACATAGTCCCTGTATGCTACGATAGGGTCGCTATCTTTGTATACATCTGGCATAGCCTGTGCAAGTGTTGTCATGCTTGTATGTGTAATGTTATCAGGCATTTTACTTAAAGGTTCTTCAAGCTTAACAAGACTTGCATGAGTCTTACCATACCTATATGTATACTCCATACCAAGTGCTAAAAAGTGTTGATACAACCATGAGTAATTACTGCTTGACTCTCTTGCCCATATAGTACAAGGATGATTCTTGTATGCCTCTTTGTAAAGTCCTACACTATCTGCATACTCATCACCATCTAACACTCTATGTGCAGTACATAACATTTGAGCTGTTTCAAGTGGCATCTTCACTAACATCTTATCTGGCTGTGCTTCTGCTGATACAACAGGACACTCATCAAAATAAAATATGTTCATTACTTACTCCACGTTTCTTGTTCAATAAATTCTACTACCTTATTTCTAAGATTGCAAATACTATTGAACTGTGGATGTTCAATATCAATCTTACCAACTCCATACTTTTCTAAAAGATTATAGAAATCATCTTGAAAGTTTATAAAATTATTATCTGTCATTTCTTTTGCTGTCATTTATCATCCCTCTCATCATCCATAACTATTAAAGCTACACCCACTAAACAGAATAACATAAACCCTATTACAAGTGCAAGTCCTATTAGTTCTCCTATCATTTTGCACCTCTCTTTACATATCTATAAGTACTTGAATCCCATTCAGCATCTAACATCTCTACCAGTTCCCATTTAAGACTGCTTAAATTATGAACATCAGACAACCATAAATCATTTGTCTCGTGTAAAGTATTTAACATGCTTTCAAGTTTGCCTATGTATTTAAACAAAGTGTCATACTCACTAACACTCATGTCAATAACTACTTTGCTTTTTAATATTTTAGTTTTCATTTTCCTTGCCCTCTATATTTCTTATGGTTAGCTTTTGTATTCTTGTTCATAGTAGAGTAGCCAACATTCCTTCTACCTTGACTCGTTCTCTTACCTCTAACACCAGTAGCTGAAGTATGAGTTTGTTTAAATGCTTTTGATTTAACTGCCATGTTATATCTTACCTTTAAAAATATAAAACAATCCCTTCAATTTTTCAACTGATAAATGTTTTAAATGTTTAGGTACATTATTATATATATTTTTATTATTCATTTTATTATTATTTTCTTTTTTTCTTTTTAACTTGTTAAGCATTTTATACCTCCTTAAAAGTTTGTCAAGTAATTTTATTAAAAAAATACCAATTAATTCTAAGCCTTTCTAAGGGTAGGTTAGTCAACACTAATACCCTCGTATGACTTGTTAAGAAAACTACTCACCATGTAGCTTAGATGTTCTTCTATCCTATGTATTATATCTACTTCTGATACATTCATTGGTTTGTCCCATGTTCTTATGTCATCATAAAGAAAGTCGACAAATGTTCTAAACTTATTAGCCGATAATTTATTTATGATGTATTCTCTTGCACATATATCTTCTAGTTTTTTGTATAAAGTTTTGTTCATTGTAATAGTCCTCGTTTGTAATCTAAAATAGCCATTTCAATAGCTGTCTCTGGTTTGTTATCGTGTGGAAAATACCACTCTCTAAATCCTATAGGATATTTCCTACCTCTAACCTTAACAGTAAAAGCAGTAGGTTGTCCATTGTGTTTAGCAACTTTTGATATCTTAACTTTCATCATCTACCTCCTATCATCATAAGACGAGCCATCAGCTCTTAAATAAATACCGTCTGATAAATAAACATCTTCTCCTGCTTCAGGGTAATCAGAAACATCATAGATATCGTAAAGGCTTTCGTGTTCATTTATCATTTCTCTTACTTCTTTTATTGTCATATCTTGATTGATAGATGAGTTTATTAATTCTAAAATAAAATATTTTAATTCTGTTATAGAAAATCTTTTAGGGTAATAATATGCTGTTCCATTTTTTATATAATATTCTAATTGTTTTAAAGAAACTCTTTCTTTTTCATCTATTAATTCTCTTTCTATTGCTTTGTAAAATTCTTTATGTTTGTTCATCAGTTCAATCCCTCCACTTTATTCCAACTCTCATCAAGTACATTTTCCTCTCTTGCCCATTTATAATCTGTTTCCATTTGATTACCTTCATAGCTTTTAATTGTTCCATCTTTGAATGTAACTTGTAGTGTTCCATACCTTACATGATAGTCATCTATTGTATCATAATCAATATCTAGTTCCTCCAAGTCAAACTCTATTACTGTTTCATAAACACATTCAATGTACTTAGGTTTAGTTCCTTCTATCCAATCACTCATGTTATCTCCTGTATATACACATCATCATATCCTTGCTCAATCCATTCGTCATAGTGTTCTTTTGCTCTTTCATAGGTAGTGTAGTAATCATCACACCCACCTATCCAAACAACATATTTATAATCACTCATCATCTTCCTCCCATGTTTTTACTTCTGTTATTTCTAGGGTATCTTTATATACACCCCACCTATCCCACATAATATCTATAGCATGTTCTTTGCTTTCAGCATAGTCATCTAAAGAATCTATCTGAACAGTTGTACTAACTGTTATCTCATATACTTTCATGTTATCTCCTATAGTCCCATTTTTTGTAGTCGTTGTTCTATTATTTCTTGGTCATGTTCTGAAATTAAATCTGCATAATCAACAGTTAACATGAGAACTAACTCCTCTATTATTTCTTTATCAGTCATCTGACTTCCTCCTCTACTAATTCCTTTACCATGTCTCTACTAAACCAATTAAACTCTTGGTTAGCGTTCTTCTCTAGTACATACTTGGCATTCTCTAAACCCATTGGCTCATTTACCCAAACATTTAAAAGCCTTACACTCATGTCAAGTTTGTCAAGTGTGTCAAGTATGTCAAGCTTTTCAAAGTAATAATCGTTGTATAGTCTACTCATTATATAATTCCTCCCTTTCAATGTTAGTTATTTCATCATCTCTTAAATATATATTATGGTCTAGTATAAAAGTTTCCTTTACCCATTCTTTATATTCTTCTTCTGTTTCACATTCTCTACCCATATCAAATACAGAATATGTTATTGTACTGCTCCAAGTTTTCATATCTTTATCCCTCCATTTCAAAGTTATCTAAATCTATTTCAGCTAATCTACTAGCTTCTTTCTCTATCCATTCTACATCATCAGAAGTTTTACTTAACTTCTTATAATGTTTCTCATAGAAACCCTCATATAAGTTCTCTGTGTATATTGCTTGTCTTGTATTCATGCTCATATTAATTCCTCATCATATCCACATTCTATTAAGTATTCCTTAAACTCTTTATCAGACATATCTTTAACACTATCTAACATAACATCATAAACTATCCTAGCTAAGTCCTTCCATTCCATATCATCGACAGTATTTTCTGCCCATTCTTCTTTAGTCATGCTCATTCTTGCACCTCCTGTAGCTTGTTAGAGTGTTGTTGCCAATAATATACTGCGTCTAACAGTACACCAAAGTCTTTTCTTTCTTCTTCATTACCTGTTGCGTAATAAAGATTTAGTATATCTTCCATGTCTTTTAAATCTGATTGTAAAAAGTTTACTAATCTATCCATATCAATCCCTCCTGTGTAAGTAATAAGCTGTAGTAAATCCTACAATTAAATATAATAATATCCATAATGTCATATTGTCAAACATTTTTTTTCAACCTCCTAATCTCTACATTCTGTGGCTGTTGTTTCATAATATCTTCTTGACATCTAACAGACACCCACTCTTTTTTAAACTCGTTCTTGTTCGCAACCTTTTTAAAGAAGTGAAAAGATATAGTTTTGTATTCGTAAAAATCCTTGTGAAGTTTCATCTTACTATCTTGTCTCATATAAATTACCTCTACCATTTACACCATAACCCTCTTTATCCATTTCTGAATCTTGAAAAGTATCTAAGTGTTTCATCATTCCTAAAACTTTAATAGCTCTATCACTTTTACCATTCCATTGAGTAATAACTCCGTTATCGTTTAAAGTCTCTACAAGTTCTGAAGTATTACCCTTGTGATACAAGTGAACCATTCCCCATATCTTATAGGTATCTTCTCCTTGCTCATGGTAAAATACAGCGTTGTCTTTATCTTCAGGGATATTACCCCATGAACAACCACCACAACACCATATGCCCTCTTTACTTGGCGTTCCTGTATACCAACCTTTAGATTCTAAATCTTTAAAAGTTTTTCTTACAGCTTGTCTAGTTTCTTTTACATACTCTAACATCATCTACTTACCCTCCTTTTGGTATTGTCATACTCTCTTTCAGTTAAGTATGAATATGATTTTAAAAATTCTAATTTTGATAAGATGTAAAAGTCATACATCTTTTCTTTATCATCTATAAAATCTACATCTTTAAATATTATTTCTAATTGTTTCATCTACTTATCCTCCTTATTAGATAATTGTTTTAGTTCTTGTTTTAGATTTAAAATCTCTTGTTGGGGATATACATTTCCTCCCCATTTATTATTCATATCCTCACGGATTTTGATTTTGTTTTCAAGTTCTTTTTTCTTTGTCATCTTATATAACCCTCTAGTTATTTATTTGATACCTATAAATTTAATTTAGTGTCAACAAATAAGCAAGATATTTATTTTATTTATTTTAGTTGATTCGCTTTACATTTCTTTTAAAGTGTAGTAAGTATTCATAGTACTGTATATTCATATAGTAAAATCGAGTTCAGAGATTTTAGATACTAAGGCTAGGCTTTGCCCAACTATTCAATACAAGGGCTTAGAATGAGTCCGATAATGTTAAGTTATGTTATATTATAAGTGGTGTTTATATCTTGTAAATCTTGTATAGTTTTAGGAGTTTTTGAAGTTATAAAACAATCATGCACAGTCAGTCTCTCTTATTGTGTATTTTAAAAAGCTAACAGCACCCCCAAATTAATGGGGGTTTTTATTGTTTTAGTCTAGGCTGTATCTTCTTGCCAATCCTTACAGCATCTCTGACTCATATAATAATATGTACTTGTATCAGATAAGCGATATTCTTTTAACATTTCCTTTGCGTATTTACGCCCTTGATTAAATTGGTCTACTGTTTCAAGGTTTCCAAAGTTGTCTTTTCTATTAATATAAATCATCTATACCCCTTATGAATTTAAATCAGTTAATATATATTCACCACTAGCAATCTTTTTCCTTGTGTCGGCTATGCCCTCTCCTAGAAATTGATTCCTATATTTTCCAGTAGTCACTGAATAATCCCAGTAGTACTCATCAAGATATATTAAGCCGTTGTGTATCTTCTTAGCTATGCAACTGTCATAGCTTTGAAAAGTCATATCATTATTATCATCAGTAATAATAAACTGATTAGCTATTTTATTTCCTCTTGTACTTGTCATGTTTTTTACTTTCATAATTTATTTACTCCTTATGTAAATGTGTTTCTTATACCACCTAAAGCCCCAAAAGAGGGGCTTGATAAGGTGGTTAGGGGTTAGCCTTTACTGTAGTAATAGAATGCTTCGTGGTTAATCTTATCTCTTGTTAAATTATTTATTAACATTTTATGTTGTTCTACAGTTGTTGTTAAAGCTAATGAACAAGGCTTATTCCTACCGTTTTGAAAATATATAATTTGTGAATACATTCCAGCATTCCAAAGATTAGTTTTATCCTGTTCTGTTTTGTTTAGTTTATTTGTCATTTTTATTTTCCTTGCTTTTAAAAGCGTTGTTTCTATACCACCTAAAGCCCCAAAAGAGGGGCTTAATAAGTGGTTAGGGGTTAATAGTTTAAATAATAATCCTCGCTGTTTTCGTTATAAATGTCTTTCGCATTTACTTCTAATTCTGTTATTTCATTATGTAAATGTTTTACTTTGTCTTTCATTATTTGTATTGCTTCCTCTTGGCTTGTAGCTTCTACATAATCCCACACTGAAAGATTAATGAAATATTCATTTACTTTTTCTTTTTGTTTTACTTCTATCATATTTAGTACCCTCTAAAATTGTCTTGGCGTTATTGCCTTCGACTTGGAAAAACAATAGCTAATATAAAAAGAGAATGCAACCCCTAAACGGATACTGTAATAATGAGGGTTTCAAGAGAGGTACTGTACAAAAATTATACAGCTTGTAAAGACGAGACTAAATAATTGTATAAAAATTGTACAGCTTATGAAGTTGTATAAAAATTGTACAGCTTTTAAAGTTGTATAAAAATTGTACAGTTTATAAATTGTATAAATTTTATACACTTTTCACGGGGCATAAACTAGACTTCAAAAGCTTGTAAAGTATGACACTTTTCAAGGCGAGTATGACACTTTTAAAGTCTATAGAACTTGTAAAGTTATCCACAGAGTTATCCACAGGTTATACATGACACACTTTAAAAGTGCATAAGCTGTTGATATCCTGTTGATAAGTTTTTAAAGTAGGGGGGGCAGGAACACCATGGGGGGTGGGTGGGTATATATATAAATCTTATACATTTCTAACCAATATCGATATAAACCAGTTGGGCTTTATAAAGCTTTAAAACTTTACAAACTTCATAAGCTTTTATATACTTTACAACACAAATAAACTTATAATAAGTTATGGGGATTATAAAGAATGATTGATAAATATCTGTTAGATTTTAGTGGGGCTTGGGTGGGGCTATGTATGTATTTAAAACGGGGGACGTTTTCAACTTTATTATACACATACTTTTCAAATTTGTCAAGTCTTTTCTGAAAATACTTTAAATTACTTTAAAAAGCTTGACAAACTTGTAAAGATAGTATATAATAATAGCATGAGTTACCTACCAGAAAAGAAGAGAAACCTAACTGAGAAACAAGAAGCATTCTTGAATCACTTAGTAGACACTGGTGGGGATTTCAAAAAGTCAGCCGAACTTGCAGGGTATTCAGGCAATCACTATCAAATATTAAAAGCACTTAAAAACGAAGTAGTGGATTTAGCCAGTGACGTACTTGCAAGGGAAGCCCCTACTGCAGCATTCAAGCTTATAGAGGTTATGAAATCTGATAAGCCTGTTCCCCAAGCTAACAACAAGTTACAAGCTGCACAGACGATACTAGATAGGGCTGGTGTTGTTAAGACGGATAAGCTAGATGTTAATCATAATGTTAGTGGTGGTATCTTTATACTACCAGAAAAACATACGATTGATATAGAAGCAGAAAATATAGAAGAAGCTAACTATGAAACTTTGGATAACTGAACACGTTAATGAAGATGGAGCAGCTATTGGTCCATATATCAAAGCAGATACAATTGCCCAAGCTAATAGAATAGCAATACAATATGGGTTGTTAGTTCTAGGAGAGATTCAAGAACTAGAACACGATGACCAGATAAAAAAGAGGACGGTACACTAATGCCAAAAGAAAAAGATAGTAGATTAAAACGAGCAGGAGTTTCAGGGTTTAACAAACCTAAGAGAACACCTAGTCATCCTAAGAAGTCACACATTGTTGTGGCTAAAGAAGGTGATAAGATTAAGACTATTAGGTTTGGTCAAAAGGGTGCCAAGACTGCTGGTAAACCTAAAGCAGGTGAATCAGCTAGAATGAAAGCAAAGAGAAAGTCTTTTAAAGCGAGACACGGTAAGAACATTGCTAAAGGTAAAATGTCAGCAGCTTATTGGGCTGATAAGGTAAAGTGGTAGAATGCCACAACTAGGAAGCAACGAGAAACCTGTCCTTATGTCTAGTAAAAAGAATAAGGGTAGACTTTACAAACCTTCAGACGGTGGTAAAGGTTCTGCACCTAGAGTTAATATACATTCTAAACAGTATAGCAGCTAACTGGGATTGCAATATTTAATAAAGGAGGAAAGGAATGCCAACAAAGAAGAAAGCTAAATCAACCGTGAATAAAGCTGGTAATTATACCAAGCCGACTATGCGTAAGAGACTTTTCGAGAGGATTAAAGCCGGTACCAAAGGTGGTAAAGCCGGGCAATGGTCAGCTCGAAAAGCCCAGCTCCTTGCAAAAGAATATAAAGCCAAAGGGGGAGGCTATAAATAAAATGAAAAGGATTAAAGAATTTATGATTAAGATGATGAACGAACTAAACAAAGTATATGCTAAACTATTTAAAAAAGTGTTTAACACCAGAGAAAAAGAATGTCACTAAAAGAAAGTCAAAGAAGTCTTAGAAGCTTGGACAACACAAGATTGGGGTACTAAGAGTGGTAAACCGTCTGCGAAAACGGGGGAAAGATATCTCCCGAAGAAAGCGATTGCAGCATTATCAGACTCAGAATATAAAGCAACAAGCGATAAAAAAAGAAAAGATACAGCAGCCGGAAAACAACATTCACCTCAAACAAAAAAAGCTAGAAGAGTAGCTAGACAGTTTAGGAATATAGGTGGACCAGCAGGAGTAACTCAAGCTCCACCAGAGTTTCTACAAGAGATAGGTGAATATAGTAAAGCTGAACCTGTTAGTCCTTACGAATCAATACAACTAAATAAAGAACAATTAAGTAATGACCCAGTTATTGCAAATGTACAAAAAGTAGGTAGGGTTGTAAAATCTTTTTTTGTACCAGAAAACCCTATTGATTTTGTTTTAGCTGGTATTACTCCATTAAAAGCTGCATCTAAAATTAAATTACTAGATGATGCAGGAACTGTTGTTAGTGATAAAGTTGCACAAAGAATTTTTAATGTTGAAAAAGAATTAAAAGATATTAAAGATTTAGAAAAAAGAAATTTAAAAATTGAAGACGATTTATATTCTAATAAAATATCTGATGAAATGTTTGATTTACAAACAGGAAAAAATATAGAAGTTATTGAAAAGATAAAAAATAAAGTAATAGATAGAGTTAGCACAAGCTTAGATAAAGTTATAGAAAACAGAACTATACCAGAGTTAAATCCTAAACTAGGAAGTTTGGGAACAAAACAAATATTAAACGCTGCAAAAACAACTAAAAATAAAAACATAATTAAAAACGTAGGTGCTAACTTAAGTTCTCCCGGAATAAGTTTTACAGGCAGATACGGTACATCAAAAGTAAGTCCTAACACTTTAGAAGATATTCAAGATGCTTTACAAACAAAAAAACCTAAGTTTACTACAGAAGGAAAAACATTAATGAATCCTATTGAAGCTAGAGAAACAGGTGCTTATTTACCTACGACTTTTAACATAGGAACAGAAGCAAAACCTTTTTTTGTTAGCCCAAAAAAACTTGCTAATAAATTAGATAAAAGTAATGAAGGAGAAGATTTTTTTAAACTAAGAACAACTGAAAAAGATTATCTTACAGACTTAGAAACAGCTATAAAAACAGAAGGCTACAAGCCAAACCCTATTCAAATACAAATTCAACCTACTGGCAACGCTACAGTTTATGAAGGAAACCATAGACTTTACAGAGCATTAACTAAAGGAGACAAAGAAGTTCCTGTAACATTTATGTATACTGCAGGAGCTGAAAGATTAAATGTTCCTTTTGGTATAAAGCAATTAGAAACTTTTGTAGCAGAAGGTGCGAAAGGATATAAAACAGAAAAAGAATATTTAAAATATATTGACGAAGTAAATAAATCTTATAAAAAGTAAAATGAAAGAAGGATACATAAAAAGAGCTACATCTACTATACCATTTGGATATGAGTTAGTTGATGAGTCTAGTTCTTTTTTAAAACCTATTGACGAAGAGTTAGAAGCTTTGCAGATTGCAGAGAACATGGTAGTCAATGAAGAGATATCATTACAAGCTGCATGTGATTGGTTAGAATACAAGACGGACAGACGAATGTCTGCTCCGGGACTTAAAAAACACATAGATAAAAAGTATGGATTACGAAGCGAAAGATTGGGAACTGAACCCACATCTTTACTTGCAAGATAGCGAAGGCAATTTTGTAAAGAACAAAGATGGTACGCCTCGTAAAAAAGGTGGTAGACCTCCTAAAGATGCACAAGATGCAGCACGTAGGACTATTACTCGTAAACAAAAGAACATCAGAAAACTTGAAGAAAAGCTAAACAACGCTAAGAAATCATTCAAGAAACAAAAGACAACACTTGAAAAGCTGGACAATACTAAAGAAGGTATTGTTACAGAGAAGTAGTGATTTAGATACATTACCCAAAGCTGTTAAAGAAGTACTTGATAATCATCATGTATTCTTCCATGCTAATGAAGGACCACAGACAGACTTCCTTGCTGCTGGTGAGAAAGATGTGTTATACGGTGGAGCTGCTGGTGGTGGTAAATCATATGCCATGATTGTTGACCCACTAAGATACGCACACAGAGCTGCACATAGAGCATTAATACTTAGAAGGTCTATGCCAGAACTAAGAGAGATGATTGATAAGTCTCGTGAACTATATCCACAAGCATTTCCCGGTGCTAAGTTCAGAGAAGTAGAAAAGCTTTGGAACTTTCCAAGCGGTGCAAAGGTAGAGTTTGGATTCCTTGAAAGAGATGCAGACGTATATCGTTATCAAGGACAAGCATATAGTTGGATAGGTTTTGATGAGATAACCCATCTACCTACAGAGTTTAGTTGGAACTATCTTGCTTCACGTCTTAGAACAACAGACAAAGAAATAGAAACATATCTTAGATGTACTGCTAACCCCGGTGGTGTTGGTTCTCATTGGGTAAAGAAAAGATATATAGAACCAAACGAATCAAACAAATCATTCTTAGGTAAAGATGGATTAACACGTAAGTTTATTCCTGCTAAGTTAGCTGATAACCCGTACCTTGCAGAAGATGGTATCTATGAACAGATGCTTAAATCACTACCTCCTATACAACGTAGACAACTCTTAGAAGGTAACTGGGACGTAGCTGAAGGAGCTGCATTTGTAGAATTTAGTCCTGAAAATCATATTATTACACCATTTGAGCTACCTGTACACTGGGAAAGAGTAAAAGCAGTTGACTATGGATACGCTGCAGAAAGCTGTTGTTTATGGGGAATAATGGATATAAATGACAATACTTTAATAATTTATAGAGAATTATACAAAAAAGGCTTGACAGGAGAAGAATTAGGTGCTATAATAACTGATATGGAGACAGAAGACCCTTTCTCAGTGAATGGTGTCTTAGATACTGCAGCATGGGCAAGAACAGGAACGACTGGTCCAACTGTAGGAGAAAGTTTAGTTAAGGCTGGTCATAAGTTAAGACGAGCTGATAAAAATAGAATACAAGGTAAGATACAAGTACACGAGTACTTAAAGGTTAGAGAGAATGGTAGACCTAAGTTACAGATATTTAATACATGTCCTAACTTAATAAGAGAATTACAGTCTATACCGTTATCTAAAACTAACCCTGAAGACGTAGATACGAAAGCTTCAGACCACGCATATGATGCATTACGTTATATGATAATGAGTAGACCAAGAATGGAAAGCCCATTAGAACGTATAAGAGGTTTAAAACGTGAGATGTATAGACCAGTAGACTCAACCTTTGGTTATTAAAATATATGGCAGAAGATAGAAATACATTTTTAAACGCTGATAGTATCTACGAAGAAGTTGAAGGAGAGTCTGGAGTAACACTTACTCTTGAAGAAGACCAACAAAGAAATCTTATTGGTATTATTAAAGGACGTTATGCTCAAGCTGAAGAAGCTAGACAAACTGACGAGACTCGTTGGTTAAAAGCATATGAGAACTATAGAGGTCTTTATGCTAAGAGTGTTAAGTTTAGAGAATCTGAAAAGTCTAGAGTCTTTGTAAAAGTTACTAAGACTAAAGTACTTGCAGCCTTTGGACAACTTGTAGATGTTATATTTGGTACAGGTAAATTTCCAATAGGAATTGCTGAAACTAAAATAGCAGAAGGTGAAACAAACTTTGCACATCTTGATACAGCTAATCCTACACCCGGTTTAGAAACTACAGAAGGTATGGAAATACCTGATGATATTGGTAACAGAATAGATAGTCCTTATGATGTTGGTTACGAAGGTGATGGTAGAACTTTAAAACCCGGTGCAACTTTCTATAATGGAATGTTTGAAGATAGTCTTGAAGACCAAGCTGAAGAAGCTGGTATTCTTAAAGACGGTACAAGTCCTGACCCACAGGCAATAGAAGTATCTCCTGCACAAAGAGCTGCAAGAAGAATGGAGAAACTTATCCATGACCAGATTGAAGAATCAAATGGAAACTCAGAATTAAGAAATGCTCTTTTAGAATCTGCTCTACTTGGTACAGGGATTGTAAAAGGACCATTTAACTTTAACAAGAAACTTCACAAATGGGACAAAGATGAAGAAGGTAACAGAACCTTATAACCCTTTAGAAGTTAGAGTACCTAGAATTGAGTTTGTTAGTTGTTGGGATTTCTATCCAGACCCTAACGCTACTAACATGGAAGAATGTGAATACATTATCCATAGACATAAAATGAACAGAAGTCAATTAAGGCAGTTAAGAAATATGCCTTACTTTAATGACGATGCAATACGTAGTGCAATACAGATGGGTGCTAACTACGTAGAGAAAGATTTTGAAAGCCAGTTAAAAGACGATGCTAGAAGTGATGAAGATATAAGTAGCAGTTTTGAAGTCTTAGAATACTGGGGAATGATGGATGCAGAATATGCAAGAGAAGTAGGAATCGACTTACCCGACAGTGTTGATGACTTAGATGAAGTACAAGTAAACATATGGACATGTGGTACTTACTTGTTAAGGGCTGTACTCAATCCATTTACTCCATATAGAATACCATACAATGCTTTTCCCATACGAAAGAAACCCATACAACTTCTTTGGTATTGGTGTAGCAGAGAATATGGATGATTCACAACAGATTATGAACGGTCATGCAAGAATGGCTATAGATAACTTAGCAATGTCTGGTTCTCTAGTGTTTGATGTAGATGAGTCTGCTTTAGTTGGTGGACAGTCAATGGAAATATATCCGGGTAAAGTCTTTAGAAGACAAGCTGGAATGCCGGGACAAGCTATACACGGTTTAAAGTTTCCTAATACATCACAAGAAAACTTAATGATGTTTGACAAGTTTAGACAACTTGCAGATGAACAAACAGGTATACCTAGTTATTCACACGGTCAAACAGGTGTTCAAAGTATGACAAGGACTGCTTCTGGTATGTCTATGTTACTTGGAGCATCAAGTTTAAATATTAAAACAGTTATCAAAAACCTTGATGACTTTTTATTAAAGCCACTAGGGGAGTCTTACTTCCAGTGGAACATGCAATTCCTAGAAGATGAGTTGGATGTTAAAGGTGATTTAGAAGTTAAAGCTACTGGAACAAATAGCTTGATGCAAAAAGAAGTTAGAAGTCAAAGACTTACTATGTTCTTACAAACTGCACAAAGTCCTGCTATTGCTCCGTTTGTTAAGATTTCTAAACTCGTTAGTGAACTTGCCTACAGCTTAGACTTAGACCCTGATGAAATACTCAACGACCCTGAAGAAGCAGCTATCATGGCACAAATAATAGGAATGCAGAATGCTGGACAAACAAATGGCGAGGAAACTCAACCCGGTGGTGAACAGCCCCCAATGGGAGGACCTCAAGGAGTACCTCAACAACCTCAAGAACTTGGAGCTACAGGCACTGGCGGTGGCAACATCGGAACAGGAAATGTACCGGTTGCAGGGGAGAGTGAGTTCTCTGGTACGATTGGAGCAACTGGACAAGCAGGTTAAAGAAGCAATTAATAGGAAGGAAGAAGTATAATGTTACTACAAGATGATAAAAAAAGAATGGGTTATACAGACGGTGAAAAAGTTGTAGACCCTATGAAAGAA